GCCTGAATCTGAACTTGCATTAGAAGTAACAACCCACTGCATGTCTTGGCCAGTAGATGCACGACCGACAGGGTTCACAGACTGAACACCAGCGATTGAGAACACATCACCAATTAAGAAGTAGTTAGTTACGTTTGCTGTTGCGCCATCCATAACAATAGTGTTACCAGAAGACACTTGACCATTAACAAGCAATGCATCAGATGAATGCAGAGTTGGGCCAGCACCAGCTTGGTGACGTTTAATGTTTTGAGATTGGAAAATGTCGAAGTAGGACAAGTGACCAATAGCAGAAGAACGAACGATGTCTTCGTTGAATACAGGAGTGAAGTTGTTTAACAACGCACCTTTCAAGCTAGAACCGTCTCGAACTGTCATTGCCATGTAAGCATCAGACGCAATATTTACGCCCTGCTCAAGCAATTTAGCACCAGCCATATCAACAGTAGTGAACGAGTTAATCGCAACACCAGCGGTTCCGGTGAAGAAGTTAAGCTCTTGTTCAGCAGCCGCGGCTATATCTTTTTCCATCTGTGTAATTACTTCCTGAATAGCAGGAGCAATAAACAATCTGGAAAAGTCTTCGATTCTTAAAGACAAATCTTGGATAGTGTAGGCAATCAGAGCATGGTATTGATGCTGAATGACGATTGTTTCTACAGTCTCAATGATTGATTGAGGGGTAGCTACAGAGCCATCACCAACAATAAAGTGATTCTGTCTACGTACTTGTAACGTATCGCCTATCTTATACCCAGAAGACACGAAGTCATCTTGATAAATACGTGATGCAGTCATCACGAAAGGCGCATTGTTTGCAAACATTGCCAACGCGGTATTTGATACCAAGTCGGTTGTAATAAATTGGTTAGCCATTGCTAGTCTCCATTTAGTCCGTTAAATGGGTACATAGCGGTGTCACAAGGGTCTCACGGTTTGGGTTTCGTCCTTGAAACCCTTAGATCACTTCCATGTACCAGCCTTCATACGCCTACGGATTTCACCCGGAGGCGTCTTGCCTGTAACAGCAGTGGAAGAACTTACTGGATTTGGTCTAATGCCACCCATAGGGGCGGTTTTCTGGTTAGCAGTCGGCTTATTGCCGTGGTTCCCCATTAAACTAAATGACAGCTTGTTAACTTCCCTTGCCTGATCTAAGGGATGGAGTTTTGAAATACGTTCAAGTTCGCCACGATTTTTGCCTAACTTGTAAGCTACCTCAGCAGGGTTTTCGACAAGTAACAGGGCATCCCGCACATGTGGAGTGAAAGGCATGTCTTTGTCTCTCACAACATCGTCAAAATCATCGTACTTTTCTGATGCATTATCAAACTCATCGTTCAAACGTTGGTACTGTTTGTGGACGTGAGTCTGCATTTCTGCATTTTTGGCTTGTCTCTCTTCGTGATCCTTCATTCCAAGAGCCATGCGTACTGCGTGCTGTATTCGCTCCTCTTCATTCATCCCAACAACCGGAGGCTGTCCGGGTGAATCGTAAGGGTTGTGATGTATCTGTTGGCCAGGGTTCGCGCTATCACCGCTTCTCATTGATTCCATAGCCGATATACGGTCATGAAGTTCTCTGATTTCCTTGCGGTGGTTACGTTTAAGGGCGTGTACTCTTTTTTGCACGGCAGAAAGATGTCCATCTCCTTCTTCGTGATTCTCCTCGCCTACTTCCTGAGCTTCCTGCTCCGATTCGTAGCCGGGATCGACTGCCCCTGTCTGTCCATCTTCATCATCACCACTAACTTGTTCAGCTAAAGCGTTTTCGTCCTCGTGCATCTCAACTTCTCCATGTTGACATCTCCAAGATGTCAGTCGTCAATACGGTAGACAACTAACCCTAGACCTTCCGGCGGCCTGAGACCCTAGGCAAATCCTTTGCCCGATAGATACATTTTCTTACATCTAAAAGTAGCTTACGACCCCATATGTACGACCCCCCAATTTATTTTGATTTAAATTATAGTTTGCAGTACAATTTGCAGTTCATAAGGAGTTATTTAATGATTGTAAAAATATGTAAGATGCATGGTGAATTAACAATTGATATGGTTTATCAACAATATTCAATTCATAAAGAAAAAAGATATCCATATTTTCAATGTAAGATTTGTGTGAGTGATAAGAAAAAAAGGTTGTATGATGCTAATCCTGATAAATATAGGGCATATGCTTTAGAGCAAAGAAAAAAACATTATGAAAAATGTCTTGAACGTGACAAAAAATATAAAAGACAATTATTAATTGATGAAAGTAAATATGAAGAATTAAATCAAAAACAAAATGGTCTTTGCGCAATTTGCAATAAATGTGAAACTTCGAAAAGTCATAAAAATAGAACTCGAACCGATATTGATTTAAATTTAACAATAAAAAGATTGGCTATCGATCATAATCATAAATCTGGAAAAGTGCGCGGATTGCTTTGCTCTAAATGCAATACCGCACTTGGATTATTTCAAGATTCAATTGCTATTATTAAATCAGCAATTACTTATCTTTCTTTTCATGAGGATTATGATGAACATGAAGTTGAGATAAAACAGTAGCAATTTTAGAAGAAAAGTCTTTTTCAGACTTATCGGCATCTAATAAAAGTCTTCCGTGATCTACTTTTATTTTTTGTTGTTCCAATCCCATCTTAGTTTGCATCTCTTGAGCTTTAAGTATCATTTCTGCTTGATCAAGAAGATGCTTCTCTTTCCTAATTTTAAGTTCTTCTGCTCTTTCCATTAGTGCTTGTTCTTCGAGATGCATTTTCTGCTCATTCATCATCATCTGTTGTTGCTGAGCTTTCATTTGTTGCTGAGCCATCATCTCTTGAGGATTTGGGGGTTTAGGAGGAATTGGCTTTCCCTCTTCTTTTGCAATTATTTCTGGAGGAACTAAAGTTTTAAATCTTTCTGCTATTTGTGGCATAAATTGGACATCCAAATTCTTAGCCCATAAATCTGCAATTAAAGGAAATATAGTAGGATTTGCTTGCAAAGTCTGCTGCATGAATTCGAGCGCAATATCCTTCTGAACCGCAAAGCTTGGCCCGGTGTCAATCTCAATATCATAATCGCCAGAATCAAGTACGTTCTCTCGGATTGGGTTGCCATCCTCATCATCTCCAACGACTTTGTTTAAAACGATTGAATCAGTGCGACCATCCGCTTTAGAGATAACCATAGGACGCTCAAATTCACCTGCAATCACTGGCAATAGGTCAAGTACTACCCGTCCGCCTTGCTCAAGTGCTTGATTAAGGTTATCGAACCATACGTAAGCAGACATTGAGCCTTCCATTTTACGCTCTCTACGCGCTTTTCCTGATATGTCCTTACCTTGCAGTGCTTCGTTCTCTGAAAAGCCTAAAATCTCGCGTATATCTTGGCTTCCGCGTTGGTATTGTGCGAGTAATGACGGTGAAATTTCCCAAGGCGACATTTTTGTGGGCATTTGTCCGGTCTTTGGGTCTGGTTTTGCGACCAAAATACCATTTTGTAGCTCAGGATTACGCCACATTTGTTCATTGCCTTGGATATTATCCGGTGTGCCAATCCATTGTTCACGTCTACGGTTCTTCACTTCCGCTGCAATTTCAGAGCCTACATAGTTGACAAACTTCTGGGCGTCTTTGGCTTCATGAATGAATGAACGGGTGTATTGTTGTCCGTCAATAAAGTTTGAATCACCATCAACGAAAATAAGAGGCAAATATTTAGATGGCCAGTCATTGAACTTGATAATTTGGTTTTGCGTAAGCATGTATTGGCGAATCTTAAAGTCCTTGCTCATACGCTCTGCATGAACTTCTGGAATGCTTTTGCGTATCATATCGCCTACTACTTGGGAACTATCAGCCAGAGCCTTTTTAAACTCTAACTCTTTGCGCATGTCTTCCCATTCTTCCTCTGTTACTGTACTTCCATCTGTTAAGAGCAGTACTTTAATGGGGAACCATTCTTTACGTGAGTACTTGCATACAACGATGGAATCGCGCGTTTCCCATTGGAAGTCGAGTAATGAACGCGGATCGGAGTAGCTAATAGGGTTAAGAACATGAGGATATGTCGCATAGAATTCTTCCTTCTTGTAAACAAATTGCCTTGAACAAAAGTTTCCATCTCCTTTGTGGGGCTTTAATGCCGTAGGGTCGAACGCTGTGCGTGTCACATCGGGGATAATGTCATAACGAATTACCTGATTAAATGAGCGTGGGCTTTCATATTCGAGTAAGATTTCAAAGGCACCGTGACCCATCATTAAGGCTTGCTTAAATGCTGTTTGGTACACTAAATCGTTTTGTGATTGGTAAGAGATGGTACGCACCAAATCCGCACGTAAATTGATTTGGTCTTGTGACGCATTGCCAGTTATAGAACGCACCATCAAATCAGGTTTGTTCTTGCGCTGCTCGCCTAGAATCTTTTTAATCGGGTCATACAGTTTGTTAAATACCATCGGTGGTTTAAACAATCTGCTAAATTCGGAACGTTCGACTGCCGACCATTGGTCACGCAATACGAAGTTCATATCATCTTTTCCGCGTACTTGGTTCTCACCAAAGTAGCCATCCCATTGCACCATGTCTTCACGTGCTTTGGTTAATACTTCTGCTTCGTCTATCCCTGCATCGTACAGGGCAGCTTGTAATTCTTCGTTAATGGAGTCAATTTCTTCGACTTCAAGTTGATCAGCAATGATTTCCATGCTTTACCCCGTCCGTTGGGTTAAACAATTAAATCGTGACTTCAACAAATCTATGTCAAAGTCACGTTTTAAACTCTTATAGTCGCTTCATCCTGAAACGACTTTGCAGTTAAGCTGCTTCTTGCTGCTCTTCTGCTTCTGCTACTGGCGCAATTGGTTCTTCATATTTAACCCAATCATCACCTTCAAAATCTGCGATTGAGAATATGAAATTTCCAGCATTAGGGTTAGGACGAGTAACGATTTTCCATACATAGTCCATATCAGGAAGGACTTTCAAATACCCTTCACTATCAGCCCATGCAGTACGTCTCATAGCATCACCTGCTTTCAATTGCGCTAAAGCTTCTAAAAATAACATCCTTATTTCTCCTTTTTGGTTTATGGTAAAACGGTTAATTGGCAAGAGCCGTTTGTAAATACTGGTTTGTATGTTTGGTGACCATCCGAAGCCACACAAAATACAAAATCAGTCGCTAACAAAATGTTGTTTGAAGTTTTCAAGTAATTGTCTAAGAACCCAGCAGCAGCAACTTGCGAAAGGGTATTGTTTGGTGCGTACAAGCGACCCAAACGTGGAATCACTTCGTTATTTTCACCAGAAAAGTTTAATAGTAACGTCACTACGGCTTGAATTGTCATTTTGGATCTCCTTATCTATCGGCTAGGCGAAGCATCACATCATGTAATGCCTTATTATTTTTGAGCTTATGAAAAGCAATCTCGTAATGACGCTTGCATTCCCTACACATTTTGTCATCTTTTTGTTGGTTATAGAACCTACCACATCCTGTACACTTCTTCATTTACTTACAATCCTTAACGGTATCACGTTGTTTTCGTAATGAACTACCTTCTTGGGCTTGTTATTTAGCATGTCTGTAATGTCGCGCAGTTCTTTCAAACACTCCAAACATTTATTCGCTAACATCTTCTTACCGTACTTCCCACAATATAGACATCTAGTTGAACACATGTATTAACCTTGTCTCACTTTACCCCGGTTAGTAATAATATACCGACCATGATCAGCACCACCCAAATAAATTTGTCGCGTTT